CAGAATTTATTATTTTTATTTGGACTGTCATCAAAGACAGAAATATTTCCTAAACAAACACAGCTGGGTATGAATCAAGATAATGTTAGAACATCTGGATCATTTATTAATTTACCTTATTTTAAAAAGACAGAACGTAAAGCATTATTACCTGACGGAAAAGAATTAGAGTTAGAAGATTTTTTAAACGTAGTAAAAGATAATCTACAAACAAAAGAATCATTACAAGAAGTATCTAATAAAAAAGTAAAAGAAATATTAACAGGTGGACCAGAAGATTTACTTGATGGTCCTCCATGTTTACAGATGATATGCAAACAGGTTCAGGAATCAGGGAACAAATTAAAAGATGAAAGAGATAGATTTTTATTTAACTACATGGTGTTTACTAAAAAGAAACACAAAGATGATTGGAAGAAAAAATTATTACAAGCTGCAAGAGATTTTATAGAATATGATGACACTTGGGGTGATGCTAAAGTACATGAAAAAATAAAAAGTTGGGACAAAGATACAGCAGGTCATACATGTCATGACTTACCTATCTCTGCTTATTGTGCAAAAGGAACTTGTCTTAGAAGAAAGTTTGGTATTGGTAGTCATAAAGAAAGCAGTTGGCCTCAGATATCAGGTTTAATTAAAATAGATTACAAACCTGATCCAGAATATTTTTTTAACGTAGAATTATCTGACAGTAAGGTAGTTCAGATACATGCAAAACATATAAAAAAGATAGCAGAAATGAAGGAGATGAGAGCGCTTATAGCAGACCAAACATCTATATTTCCTCCTATCATTAAGAATAATGAATATCAGCCTATCCTGGACGCTCTGTGGGCCACTAAAGAGGATATTAAACCACCTGCAGGTACTAATCCTATTGAGATGTTAAAGAAATATTTAGAAGATTATGTCAACGGACCAGAAGCTACAACATATGCTTCATTTAAAAGTGGTGCTGTATTGAAAGATGAAGAGTTTTATTATTTTGATTATGATAAATTTTATGAAGAAATAAAAAGAAATGAGTGGACAAAGGATAGACCAAGAACTGCAACTCTAATTAAAAGTCATTTCAAAGCTGAGTTTGGATTTCAAAAAAGATTTCCAAAAGGTGAAAGTGAAAAATCATTTCCACCAGTTAGATGTATAAAAATGCCTGCAGATGATTTGATGAAAGAAGAAATACCAGAAGAAAAAATAGTAATAGAAGACAAAGAAAACATTGTATAATGAAAGAACCTATTAAAATATATGGTCCACCAGGGACAGGTAAAACTTTTAGATTAATTAGAAGAGTAAATGCTTATGTAAGAACCGGTACACCCTATCATAAAATAGGTTACTTTGCTTTTACAAAGAAAGCTGCAAAAGAAGCTAGAGAAAGAATAGGTGTAGATGAAAAACAAGTTCCATACTTTCAAACACTTCATGCATTTTGTTTTCATTTATTAAATTTAAATGAAAGCGATATTATGCAACCACATCATTATGAAGCTTTGGGTAAAAAATTAAATATAAGAGTAAACTTTAATGATAAATATAATGAAGAAGAAACACATTTCTTAACTTGTAATAATCCTTATTTTCAAATGATACAAAGATCTATCAACAAAGACATACCTTTACGAGAAGAGTTTGATCTTAATGAACATGATAGAAAAGATATAGATAGTTGGGACACGTTAAATCATATCTATATAAACTTACAAGAATACAAAACAAAAATGCATTTATTAGACTTTAATGATCTTGTTAAAAAAGTTATAGAGTCAAAAAAATTTCCTAAGTTAAAAGCTGTATTTATAGATGAAGCACAAGATTTATCTCCATTACAATGGCAACTGTATGATAAGTTAAAAGAAAATTGTGAAGATATATATTTAGCGGGTGATGATGACCAGGCTATTTTTGCTTGGGCTGGCGCTGATGTAAATAGATTTATACAAGAACCTGCAAATGAAAAAGTTTTAAGATATTCTAGAAGAGTATCTAAAGCTGTGCAAGATCAGTCTCAAATAGCAGTGGGTCAGATATCAGGCATCAGGAAACATAAAGAATACTTGCCACGAGCGCAAAAGGGTCATGCGTCTTACATCAATAATTTTGGCCAGGTAGATCTTTCAAACGGAAAATGGTTGATCTTGACTAGAACTAAAAGCAATTTATTAGACATAATGAAAGAACTTAAAAGTAAAAATATTTATTATCAAACTAACAAAGGCAAAAGTTTTAATGTTGGTATTTATAATGGAGCCATGGCTTATACTAAATGGATAAGAGAAGGTAAGTTAGAAGAAAAAGAAATTAATGATGTCAGAGAATATATTCCCAATGGTAAATGGAATCCTGAAAAAAATTGGTATGATATCTTTGTAGCTGATCAAAAAGAAATACTTTACATTCGAAATATAATTTCTGGGGGTGAAAAACTTTATGAAAATGCAAGGATATGGTTATCTACAATTCATGCTGCAAAAGGTGGTGAAGAAGACAATGTAATATTATCCTTACATCAAGGATCTAAAGTACAGAAAAGTATTCGTCTAAGTGTTGACAAACAAGATGAAGAGCATAGAGTGTGGTACGTGGGTATCACCAGAGCAAGAAATAACTTATATAAACTGAAAGCTAAAAAAAAAATAAAGGAGTATAGACTATGACACATAAAGATATATTTGAGGAATCATTTCCACAATACACCCAGGTAGGCGGGAATCACTACACTAAGTTTCCCATACAACCCTACGAATTTATTTCAAAGAATGATCTTTCATTCTTTCAAGGAAACGTTGTTAAATACGTTTGTCGTTATCAACGTAAAGGAGGAGCAGAAGATCTTAAAAAAATTGTACACTACTGTCAATTAGAATTATTAAAATTAAATGATATGAAAAAGAAAAAATAATGCCTAACAGAAATTTTAAAGCAAAAAATATTACTGTAAACAAACATAAATTTCGTTTAGAATTTTATGGTAGTTTAGTTGATTGGGAAATATTTCCTCATACTTATGATGCAGCTTTGTATGCATTTAGTAATAAAAATAAATTAAATAAGTTGGTAGAAAAGAAATACATATTACAAAAATGAAGATACCTAAATACTTAACACAAACCGAATGGGTACAGCCCACTGAATATCCTGATCTAAGAGATTATGATGAGATTGCAATCGACTTAGAAACAAGAGATCCTGATTTAAAAACGAAAGGATCTGGTGCTGTTACAGGTAATGGTGAAGTTGTTGGTATTGCTGTCGCTACATTTAATGACAGGTGGTATTTTCCTATTGCACATGGTGAAGGACCAAACATGAATAGAATTAAAACTTTAGAATGGTTTAAAGATATTTGTGAATGCCCTGCTACAAAAATATTTCATAATGCAATGTACGATGTATGTTGGATACGTAATTTAGGTATAAAAATCAATGGTTTAATCGTAGATACAATGATTGCGTGTTCTGTTTTAGATGAGAATAGATTTGCATATACACTAAATGCTTTATCATGGCATTATCTTAACGAAGGTAAAAATGAAAAAGCTTTAACCGATGCTGCTAAAGCTAGAGGACTAGATCCAAAGGCAGACATGTGGAAGTTACCTGCAAGTGAAGTAGGAGCTTATGCTGAGAAAGATGCTGAACTAACTTTTAAACTTTGGCAACATGTAAAAAAATTATTACAAGAAGATGATTGTGAAGATATATTTAATCTTGAGACAGATCTCTTTCCTTGCCTGGTCGATATGCGTTTCCTAGGGGTGCGGGTAGACGTGACAAGAGCCAATCAATTAAAAAAAGAATTAACAACACAAGAAGAAAGATTAATACACCAAGTGAAAATAGAGACAGGAGTAGAAACTCAAATATGGGCTGCACGTAGTATTCAAAAAGTTTTTGAACATTTGAACCTACCCTTTGAAAAAACTGCAAAAACTGGTGCGCCTTCATTTACAAAAAATTTCCTTTCTAATCATGAGCATCCTGTAATTCAAATGATAGCAGAAGCTAGAAAAATAAACAAGGTTAATACAACTTTTATTGATACAATTTTAAGACACGAACATAATGGTAGAATTCATGCAGAGATAAATCAAATTAGATCTGATGATGGAGGTACAGTTACAGGTAGATTTAGTTATTCGAATCCTAATCTACAACAGATTCCAGCTAAAGATCCAAACACAGGACCATTAATAAGAAGTTTATTTTTACCTGAAGAAGGTTGCAAGTGGGGTACATTTGACTACTCACAACAAGAACCAAGATTAGTTACAGAGTATGCATTAAGATTTGGATTAGCTTCAGTTAATAAAATTGCTGACGCGTATGATAATGATCCTAAAGCAGACTTTCACCAAACTGTTGCAGACATGGCTAAGATTCCAAGAAGTCAAGCTAAAGTAATTAACCTTGGTTTATTTTATGGAATGGGTAAAGCTAAATTAGAAGCAGAGCTTGGTGTATCTAAAGACAAAGCAAAAGAATTATTTGAAACCTACCATGGTAAAGTTCCATTTGTAAAACAATTAACAAATCAATTAATGAGTGCTGCTCAAAAACAAGGTAGAATAAAAACTATTTTAAATAGAAAATGTAGATTTCCAAAATACGAACCTATACTAAAAGGTAATGACTGGGGTAGATTTGTGCCTGCACAAGATCATGAAAGAATGTTAGAACTTCAGGCTATGGGTCCATATATGAAAGATGAAGATGGTGAATTTATTAAGGATAAAGATGGCAATAAACAAAAAAACTATTGGCATGAAAATGGTCATCGTAGAGCTTTTACATACAAAGCATTAAATAAATTAATTCAAGGATCAGCTGCAGACATGACTAAAAAAGCTATGTTAGAACTATATAAAGAAGGTATTACACCGCATATACAAATACACGATGAACTTGATATATCTGTGATAAACGATTTGGAAGCTGCTAAAATAAAAGATATAATGGAACATGCAGTTGACTTACAAATTCCCAATAAGGTTGACTATGAATCTGGGCCTAATTGGGGTACAATAAAATAAGGAGAAATTATGGCTTACTTAAATGCAAATATTCCTGTACAATACGCACAAATAAAAAAGGAGTATTTATATGACCTTAAAAAACATCATGGAGAAGTTGAAGACTGCATCATCTTTGGTCTTAGTTCTTTGGGAGGCCGTGCTATCTTATGGCATGCACTCATGGAAAATGGCGCAATCTTTTATCGCCTCCCTCTTAACGCGTTTATCCAACGTGGTTTCAAAGTCGAAGACGTACCAGCAAGAAGACTGGATGAACTGGAGCTTTGGAATTCTTTTAGTTATTATCCTGCTGTTACTAATTGGAATATTCTAAGCGCAGCATCCGGCAAATACATAGGAAAAGATAAGAAATGGCATCATGGGTCCTATCTATTTACAGTTGACTGGGCCCATCCTAATGGTAATATAATCGACACTGATCATTCAGAAATACCACACGAACATAAGTGTGCTCACATAATAGCCTTGAATGATGGCAATTATGCTGCCCAGCCAAACAATAGATGTATCTGGGATTTACCTTCATTTACGGTTAAAGATAATATTCCTGATTGGAAGGTGCAAACGAACGAGTGGAATGTAGAAGACACTGGTAAATGGAAGACTGAAGACACAGATAAATTTTTCTACGAGATTGAGGAAAAGAAACATGATTAAACAACCAGAAGCAAAAATTTGTGATTTATGTGGACACCTGTTAAGGCGTCACGTTCACGAAGGTATTAACAAATGTGCTCACTGTGACTGCAGTTTGAGTCAAGCACCAGGGAACAAATGGTGGGAAAAAATTATTAGTTGGTTGACGTAATGATAGAGGTACAGCGGATGAACTATTACTTTACAGGTATATTGATTGTAATGTTAGTTACGTTAGCCCTATGTGGAGGACCAGGTGTCCAATAAACCATTAAGAATTTCAGAAGAAGCCGCCGTGCAGATGCCGATGAAGACGGTAGCATCGCTGATCGTCATG